AAGTCGCTAAGCAGAAAGTTAGTGACATGATCGACGCCATCTGTGCGACGGCGAAAATTGTCAACACGAAGGAGACTGGCCATGAAGCTGGTTGAGAGCTTTATCACGCGGAATCCATGTTATAGCGCCAACATGGCTAACAAGGACGAGGAGGCAATGTAAATGGCCGCCCCGAAGGTCTACCTGTCCCCGGCTATGCACAGGGCAAACCCCTGTGTATATCCGCGCCCGGACGGGAAACAGTGCTATGAGGCACTGGAGAACAACGAGTACATCGACATCCTTGAGCCGATCCTGAACCGCTGCGGCATCGAGACAAAGCGCGGCTATCGGCGCACACCCATGAACGGCGACAACGGCGACGACATCATGAAGCAGAACGTTCGGGAGAGCAACGCGTGGGGCGCAGACGTGCATTACGTCAGCCACACCAATGCCAGCTCTAACGGCAAGGCGCAGGGCTGCCACCCCATGTACTACACCTACTCCAAGAACGGCAAGAAGCTGGGCGAGATCATGGTGAAGTACCGGAAGCAGATTTACCCGCGCACGGTGAAACTGGTGGCGCGGAGCGACCTGTACGAGTTGAAAAAGACCAACGCTGTGGCGTTCTACGAGGAACACGCCTTCCACGACAACATGGAGGATGCCACATGGTTCCACACCCACATGAAGGAGATCGCCGAGAGCGCGGCCAAGGGGCTGTGTGAGTGGTTCGGTATTCCGTATGTGGAGCCGGAGAAGCCTGCGGAGCCGTTGGAGCCTATGACCCCCGGCGAGCTGCTTGTGAAGATCATGAACAGCACAGGAACGTGCGGCACGTGGGAGATCGTGAAGTGAGGTGAGGGCGAATGACAAAGATCGTCTATAAGAACACGAAACCCAAGTACATGGACCAGTACATCAACTGGCCCAATGTAACAGGTACCTTCCTGAAGGCGGGCACGCCGATTGCGGAGAACGGTACCGTAGCGAATAACGATGCCGCACTGGGTATCTTGGCCAATGATGTCAGTAAGTCCGACGAGCTTCAGCTGTGTCAGCTGATTATCGCCGGGCAGCTGAGTCTGGATGCTGTGGAGTCCAGCTTCGGCAGTAAACTGACAACGGCCTGCAAGGACGCGCTGGACAACATCACGTTCGTGCAGGGCAACGGCAAGCCCTACGCACCCATTGAGCTGCCCGCCGTGACTGCTGCCGACAACGGCAAAATCCTGAAGGTGGTCAACGGTGCTTGGGCGGCGGTTTCCCCCTGAAGCAACACCTGACAACTCGATACAACAAGAGGCATGGCGGCCAACGCCATGTCTCTTTTTGTAAATAATTTGATCCCCTCACCATGGGGAGAAAGGAATACCCCTATGAACGAAGACGTATTTGGTAACACCTCGATCAGCGGCAACGACAGTATCGCGCCCACTGACGGTTTGGAGCGCGAGGACGATCTGTTCGCCGGTGCTGAACGACCGGAGGAGCTGCCCCGTGACCCCGCCGACGGGCTGAGTGACGAGGCGTTTCTGCTGGCGCAGCTCAACGAGGAGAGCACTGCTGAGGCCGACCCCACCACGGACGCGCCGGAGGCAGATGAGCCAAACGCCGAGGCAGCGGAAGCCCCTGCCACCGAGGAGCCGTCCCCGGAGCCGGTGCGAAAGCAGTCTCGTATTTTGACGGCCAAGGTGAACCACAAGGACGTGGAGGTCAACGTGGACGAGTCCACGGACGACGACATCGCAACGTGGTTCCAGAAGGCCGCAGCGTTCGACCGTATGCAGGAGGCCAAGGCCAAGGAAACCTACCGGCGCGTGTATCAGGAGCAGCTCGACTCCGGCATGTCGGAAGGCGTGGCCAAGCTGGTGGCTGCCGCCGCCTCTGACGGCAAGGCGTACCCGCTCACGGATGAGGAGAGCGAGGAGCCCGAGGCTCCGGCCACTCCTGACGATGACCGGATCGCGCAGCTGTTCGAGGAGCTCGGAGCCATGAAGGATCGGATGAACGCAATGGTCAAGCAGACCAACGAAACCGTCGCAGCATATCAGAAGGAAAACAACATTTTGAAGCAGAACGCCGCAGCCGCAGCAAAAGCCCCCGTAAAGCCCGTAAGCGGCGGGGGCGATGTGACACCGGCCAAAGAGGATCCTTGGTTGAAAGGGTTCGACATGGAGCGGTGGTAACTCCGCGCGGACGACGTTCGGCTTCCTGTCAAAGAAAGGAAATGAACTATGTCTGTTAATCTCGCTAAGAAGTTTTCTCCCAAGGTGGACGAGCAGTTCACCCGTGAAGCGCTGCTGGGTCTGGTCACCAACAATGACTACGACTGGAACGGCGTGAACTCCATCTATGTCTACGACATCCCCGCCGTGGACAACCACAATTACAGCCGTTCCGGCGCGAACCGCTACGGCACCCCCGACGAGCTCCAGAACGACACCCAGCAGTTCACCATCCGCCGTGACCGCGGCTGGACGTTCACCATCGACAAGCTGAACAAGAGCCAGTCCATGATGGTGATGGACGCCTCCCGTGCCGTCGCCCGTCAGATGTCCCTGAAGACCATCCCCGAGGTGGACACTTACACCTTCGGCCAGATCGCCGCTAACGCCGGTGCGTACAGCGCCACCGCTGCCACCACCGCCAATGCGTACTCTCTGCTGCTGAAGGCGCAGGAGACGCTGGGCAACGCCAACGTGCCTAAACTGAATTGGGCAACCGTGCAGTAATGCACGAGTCAGTTCTGCCTTAATTGCTGGGACATCTCATCGAGACAATCAGCAGGGAAGGCTTTTCTACAACAAGTAATACTTTGAAAGGAATTACGCAATATGGAACGCTGGAAACCTATCCCCGGATTTAACGGTTGTTATGAGGTAAGTGATTACGGTAGGGTAAGGAGCGTACCGCACATCGTGCGCACCGGTATATCCGATCGGATAACGTCGCCGCGGATACTCTCTTTACAGAAATGCCGCAATGGGTACCTAACCGTTTCTCTCGGTAGGAAGCATAAACACGCTCTTGTACACCGTCTTGTCGCTGCTGCGTTTATCTCAGAGCCTCCGTTTCCGGAGGCTGAAATAAACCATAAAAACGGAATCCGCAGTGACAATCGGCTGTCTAATTTGGAGTGGGTTACTCGGTGTGAGAATATGCAACTCGCACATGCCGCCGGGGCGTATGACAACGCCGCGTGGAGAAAGCCCACTCTGTGCAAAGAGACAGGAGAGATTTTTCGGAGCAGCTATGCTGCTGCGGAGTGGGTAAACGCAAAGCGATTCCAGTATCGTGGGAACGTATCCCACATTTCCAGTAATATCCGTACCTCTACTCGCTTCGGCAGGTGTGCGTACGGGTACCACTGGGAGCATGTAGAAAAGCAACCTTCAACGACTATCCCGAAAGGGAGTACACCCAAGCGGGTGGAAATGGGCAGCCCCTCATAAAGAGGGTGGAGATATAGTCTAATCTGCGCAGCGATGCGCAGCGGTGCAACGCACCGGCTGTTGTGTAGCGAACAACAGTGGAATGTAAATGGATTCTGGTCGTGTGGCACTGGTGAGCTACGCCTTTGCCGGCCTGCTGAAGCAGGATCCCGCGTTCATGCGCGACTGCGACACCGCTCAGAACGCTCTGATTAAGGGTCTGCTGGGCGAGGTGGACGGCTGCAAGATCGTGAAGGTTCCCGCCTCCCGTCTGCCCGCCGGCTGCCAGTTCATCCTGTGCCACCCCATCGCTACCGTGGCGGCCAAGGTGCTGTCCGAGTACAAGGTGCATACCGATGCCCCCGGCGTGTCCGGCTGGCTGTGCGAGGGTAGAGATTACTGCCCCTACGTAGCGTAAGCTACGCGGAAATAACCGACCAAAATCGGTGAAGCCGTAAAACTATTCACTTGACTCCTTCCGCTCCAATGTGGATAGAAGGTAATACCGAGGAAAGCTGATTCGTAATAAGGTCAGCCTCCGTAACGCGTAGGAGATGAAACTGCAATCGCAGAATATAATTCTCCCAAGAGTGGCCGGCATCCCACGTGGATGAAAATGTACGCTGAACTTACGGGAAACCGTAAGAAGTAGAGGATAAAAAGCCTCTACGGTAACATATTTGAGATTCTCCTATGACGCCTTTGTTCTGAAGAACAAGAAGGACGCCATCTATTACAGCGGCCCCTTCTCCGTCTCCGAGCGCACTCTGGTGCTGAACAAGGGCGAGAGCATCACTGTCGATGCTATCAACTTCGGCACGGCTACTGTGACCGCAGCCGTCAAGAAGAACTCCACGACCAACACCGACCTGACCGCTACGGTGTCCGGTGGCGCGGTGACCATCGCGGCTAAGGCATCCGCTGCTGCCGGCACGGACTACACCGTGACCCTGACTGCGGGTTCCGACACCACCGTCGTCAACGTGACGGTGATCTGAGGCACATCTCACAGGGAGGCTCCCGGTTTCGGGAGCCTCCCGTCGTTTTTCAAAGAGGAGGTACGAATATGACATACGGTTGGGTTCAGAATCAGGTTCTGAAGCTGCTGAACCAGTATTCCATTGGTGGCACGAATGTGCCCACCACATATAACAATCAGGCCGATTTTATCAATCGCATCCCGTCTTTGGTAAACGATGCGATCATGGAGATCGCCACAACTGCGAAGAAGATTCCCGCCTCGGTCGAGCTGACGGAGCTGTACTGCGACGAGGTCGGCGAGTACAAGCGGTACCGCCTGCCCCAGAATTTTTACCAGTTCCAGACCGGCTCTGTTATCCGAACAGCGGACGGGCGGCGTCTGCACACGAACCACTACCGGCTTGAAGGGCGGGACTATGTGCTGATACCGAAGGACGAGTCCGGGGACTACACCATCACCTATTATCGGTACCCGGCGCTGGTGCCGGAAAGCGCAAGCACGAGCACAACGCCGGACGAGATCAGGCTGGACAACACAGACGAGACGCACATGGCGATCCCGTTCTACGTTGCCTCCTTCCTGCTGGCTGACAGTGATGCCTTCCGGTGCTCGCTGTTCTATAACAAGTACGAGGATAAGCTGGCCAAGATGTCGGCGGGCATCAGCGCCGAGGCAGCGCCAGTGGAGGACATATACGCGACGAATTGGAGTGGTAGCGATGTATATTAACCTGTCGAGATACCCCGACCAGAACAAGACCTATTCCGTGAATTTCCCGGAGCTGAACGGCGGGCTGAACCTTCGGGACGCGGATTATCTGCTCAAGGCGAACGAGTCCCCCTGCATGCAGAACATGTGGTGGAAGGACGGTATGCTCCAGTGCCGCCCGGGTCAGGAGGTGATCGCCACCACCGTGGACACCGGCGAACCGGAGCGCTCCGGCACAACGCTGGCTGCCTACTCGGAGACGTTCTACGACCATGCCTTCGTTCACATCGGGCGGGTCATGTATTATTTCGACCCTTCAACCACGCCGGTCGTCTATCACCCGATGCTGACCGACCTGAACCCGGTGAGAGGCACTTTTTTCCGGTACCGGGACGACCTGTTCTACAAGAACGGCGCGTGGGAGGAGACGATCATCGCGGGCGGCAGCAGCACGACCGTCCAGCACCACGGCGGGTTCTACCGCATCCAGTACATGCCGGAGGATCGGCTGAAGTTCGTCATGTCGCGCGTGGAGGACGAAGCGTATGTCCCCACCACCGTGCTGAACGCAGACCCCGATACTGGCTCCGGCGACCTGTATCAGCCGGAGAACAGACTGACAGGGAGGAAGCGCGTGGTGTACAAGGCCGACGCGGAGACAGAGGAGCAGTTGTTTGTCGGAGACGGGGAAACGACTACCTTTACCCGTAGCGTCCGCCCTCTCCCCCATATGCTTAGTGTTTATGTTTGCCGCGTATATGTAGACGAAAAGATAGCTGATCCTGCTGACTACACGGTAGACCACGGTGTTCCGTCCTTGCCTACCGTGTAGTCAGCAGGATCAGCTA